CCTGGTGAGTTCAGAGACATCGATGTCCCAGGTGGAGATCTCAAAAATTCCATCATCCCACTGCCATACAAAGAGCCATCTGGCACATTAGCACAGCTTTTAGGGGTAGTTGTTGACTCTGGAAGGCGTTTTGCACAGGTTGCAGACGCAAAAATAGCAGATGTTAACTCTCAAGCACCTGTTGGAACCACTGTTGCACTCATAGAACAGGGTTCAAAGATCATTTCTAGCATACATAAGCGTCTACATTACGCTCAGAAGCAAGAATTTCGCATGTTATCAGAGATTTTTAGCGAAAATCCTGTTCCATACCCATATTTTGTTGGAAATGTACCTCCAGAGACCATGCAACAGGACTTTGATGGGCGTATTGACATACTTCCAGTGTCAGATCCTAACATTTTCTCTATGGCACAGCGATTATCACTGGCTCAGACACAATTACAACTGGCTCAAGCCGCTCCACAGATGCATAATCTTCATGAAGCGTACAGAAGAATGTATGATGCACTTGATATTAAGAATATTGAGAGTATTTTACCTCCTCCAATGCAACCACAGCCAATAGATCCAGCAACAGAGAACGGAAATGCACTAAAAGGTATGCCTATACAGGTATTTCAGCAACAAGATCATGAGGCACACGTTAGGGCACATATAGCATTCTTATCAACTCCAGCAGGTCAGGCAAATCCTCAGACATTTATCTTGTTACAGGCACATACACAAGAACATATTGGTATGATGGCTAGAGATCAGGTTGTTAAGTTCTTCCAAGAGTCTCTCAAGGCTGCACAACTAGCAGGTCAGCCTGTTCCTCAACTAGATCCAGATGCTATTGAGGCTGCAATAGCACAACAAACTGGTGAGATACTAAAAGAAGTAATGCCTTCTCTACAACCACAGCAACAGACAGATCCGTTAGTTGAGATAAGAAAGAAAGAGCTTGAAAATGATACAGTTGAGCTACAGCGTAAAGCAATAAAAGATCAAATGAACTTTCAGATAGATTCAGCTAAATTACAACAAGCTTACGAACTCGCTCAACAAAGACAGTCTCTACAAGAGAATATCGCTGATGATAGAAATGATGTAAACATTTACAGAATCAATATGGCATCAGCTAACAGGGGTAACAAAGCTAAATAACCTATGATATACTCTGGACATGGATCCAGTAACAATATCATTAGCTATGGGCGTAGCATCAAAAGCATTTGACGCAATCAAGAAAGGTTTTTCTGTAGGTCGAGACATTGAACAAATGTCTGGAGACATCGGACGCTGGATGGGTGCAGTGAGTGATGTAGATAATGCAGAAAAACAAGCTAAGAATCCACCTTTGTTTGGTAAATTATTTAAGGCAGGTTCTATAGAAGAGGCAGCATTGTCTGCATATGCAGCAAAAAAGAAACTTGAGGAACAAAGATACGAACTCAAGATGTTTTTGAATATGACGTATGGTCCACAAGCGTATGACGATCTGTTAAAGATGGAAGGACAGATACGAAAAGAACGCCAACAAACAATATACAAGCAACAACAATTAAGAAGACAAATAGGTGAAGCTATAACATGGCTTATAGTAGCATGTATTATTGGTGGATTTGCAGTGTTAGTTGCTAGTATATGGATTAAAGAAGCAAGAGCATATGAATACAAACCAAAAGATTATTCTAGACAACAAAAAGAATGGCGTAATCCAGACACAAAAAAATACACAACTTGTAGACTAAAGAAAAGAGTTACGTCAAAATTCACAGATAAAAGAGCTTGTATTTATCAAGGAGGCAACAAAACTTATACCATGATGATCGAAACCTGGTGTCCCGTTAAATATCGCTGTTTGTATGATCCAAACGGCACAATGCCCGACATCGATCAGGTGATGGAGAGTTTAAGAAGCATAGGGAGAAAATAATGGACGGTGGTGTAATTTTAGACGCATGGAATGATTTATCCTATTTTGAGGGAATATTATTTACAATTTGGCTTTTTATCCTATATTATGGTAAGTGTTGGATAGATGAAAGGTTTAAAAAATGATACAGTGGATTTTAAATAAATTAATAAGAAGCGGTAGAGTTGGTATTAGCTCTGCTAGAGAACTATCTAAGCATAGACTTCATACGACAAAGTATGAAGACTTGTGTATGTAGGAGGACGGAGTGCTTCAAGCGTTAATAGGTCCAATAGCTACTTTAGCTGGGACTTGGTTTGAGAACAAAGTCGAGAAGACAAAAGCAGAAGGACAAGCTAAAGTCGCAGAGGCTCGTGCTCGTGCAACTGTTGCAGAAAAGGTTGCAGCAGGTGAGGTTGCATGGGAGGGTAAGATGGCAGATGCTACAGTGGATAGCTGGAAGGACGAATTCGCATTAGTAGTCCTCTTGGCTCCTGCGATTTTAGTATTCATTCCTGGGATGAAAGAATATGTTAAAGAGGGATTTGATATATTGGCAACTTTGCCAGAGTGGTATCAGTACCTCTTATATATTGCAATTAGTGCGAGTTTTGGAATCAAGGGAGTTGGACAAGCCGCAAAGATGTTTAAGAAAAAATAAAGTTGCAAGATTTATTTAGACATTTAAGGATACACACAATGACTAAAAAAAATAAAATTAAAAAAGTTATGAAAGGCTTACAAAAAGCTAGTAAGACACATGCGGCACAAGCTAAAACTTTAAAAAGCGTTTTGAAAAATGGCAAAAAGAAAAGATCCTAAAGTTGGCACAGGGAAGAAACCAAAAGGTTCTGGACGAAGGTTATACACGGATGAGAATCCAAAAGACACCGTTAGGATCAAGTTTGCCACAGAGGCAGACGCAAGAGCAACAGTTGCGAAGGTTAAAAGAATCAATAAACCATATGCGAGAAAGATACAGATACTTACAGTCGGTGAGCAAAGAGCAAAGGTTATGAAGAAGAATAAAGTGGCTAGTATTTTTAAAAAAGGTAAAGAAGCAATAAGGAGATCACATGGCAAGGGTTAGGCAGTTTGCAAAAGATATGGGTATAACGTATAATCAAGCCAAGGGTTTAATCAACAAAGGTCGAAGTCGAAAAGACGGAGGATCGCAAATCTTGGAGAATGTCATGAAAAAACCAAAGGGATACAAAACAGGTGGTTCAGAAACAAAACCTAAAGCACCTATAGCCAAAGTAACAAAAACAAAGCTAAAAAATATAGTAAAGAAAAAATTAAAGAAAAAAGATAAAGATCCATTTGCAGCAGATACAACTGTAATTTTAAATGAAGAGTTTAGTAAAGGTGTAGCTAAAGCAAATCAAAAAGCTATGGAAGAGTTAAAAAAATCAGAGGGTGGTGCTACTGATTTTGGAATGTTGAGTGTTAAAGCTGGTATAGACAAAAATCCAAATCCAACTCAAGCAGATAGGATAGCAGGAGCCACTAAAGGAAAGAAGATGAAATTAGGTGGTGTAGCTCGTGGTGGCAGAGCCGCTATTCAAGGAACTAGCTTTAGCGGAGTTTACTAGTGGATTTTGCTTCTCTATCAGATATGCAGTCCATTCAAGGTGGACTCGATCCATCTGGTGCTACTGGTGGTGTTGCACCAAGTCGGCAAGATCAAGACAATTATGCACAAGCCACTGCAAATATACTAGCTGAACCAATTGTTGGACGAAGCAGATCCAATGTAAAAGACCTGAAAAATTACGATCCTGCTTTTGCTGCGGCACTTAAGATATCAAGAGGATTAAATCCTGGTTCAGATAGTCCTTTAACAGTCCCCTCATACTTACAACCACAACTTGAAGGAAAATATGGACCTATCGGACCTAAATACTATTCTCCAGTAGAAAGATTTTTACAAGAAGATCTTACAGATGCGATTAGATCTGCTCAAGAGTCTGGTCTTGGTATTCCTAGTCTTCTTTCATCAGGACTAAATGCTATCAAAAGTGTTTTTGATGGAGTAAGTTTTTTAAACGACAGTAAAGCTGGTAAAACAGTTGAAGAAGCAGCAGAAGATGAGAAAAGAAAAGAGGGATTAGATCCTTTGCAAACAGACATGACTGATCCCTCTTTTATACCCAGACCAAAAGAAACAGTAACAAAAACAGCTTTAGCTCCATTGTTTGGAGATGTTGATAAAACAACAGCTATGGATGCAGGTGCTTCATTAGCTGCAAACCCAAATATTGTAATGACACCAGAAATAGATGCACTTAGACAAGATATAGCAAACAACAGAGGTATATTTTCTCTTGCACAAGCAGATAATCTTCAAAACCAACAAATAGCAGCAGGAGAAAAAACAGGACAATCACTAGTTGATGCACCACCACCCCCACCAAGAAAATCAGATGTATTTCCAATGAGTGCTGGATTTATATTATCTCAATTATCTTCTGATCCTACTTTTACTCCTACAGTAAATCCAAGAGATAATCCAAGAGATCCTAATAATCCAGGAGGAACAACTCTAACAATGCCAGATTCAGTAAAAGATTCAGCAGAAGCACCACCTGGTTTTGTTGATATCACTCTTCGAGAAGGTAAAACACCTACTTATGCAGGTACAAATATGACAATTTTTGGTGGTAGAGATCCTTCAGCTAAATTGTATTCACCATTAACTGAGGCAGAGGCTAGAGCTACAACTGATGCTGGTTTTTATTTAGAGCCTATTTCTCAAGATCTCACAGGCTCTACAGGTGGTAGCGGTTTAACAGCAGTTAATTTACCTGGTGCTAATTTTAGGGCTGTAAGAGACGATGACCCAGATCCAGTAGTAAGAGTTCCAATATCATCTCTTCCTAAACAAGCACAACAAGTAGCAGCTTTAAGATCTGGTGAACTAGATTACGGGCCATCATTTCCTTTACAGAGCATATTAGACGCTAAAAGACAAAAAGAAATAAGAGAGTCCCAAGAAGATTTTCAAAAGTTTATGAAATCATTACCTCCTATTCGTGTAGGTGGTGGTTATAGAGGACCACAAATAGATGTGGCTCCAAGTTATGCTAAAAACTTTCCTCTAAGTTTATCTCCTTTGTATTAGAGAATTAATTAATGTATGTAGCTGAATTTTTACACAAGTATAAAAAAGACTTGCAAACAAGAATTGACGATATAAGTATTTCCTTGACCAGTGGAAGTGCTTCTGATATTGGTCATTATAAAGCAATGGTAGGTGAGATACAGGGACTGACCTATGCGTTGGAACATATACAAACCCTGCTAAAAAAGGTTGATGATGAGTCTGATAGTACCTGATTACGTTCTAGCACAAAGGAACGCAAAGAAAAAAGCCGAAGAAGAAGCAAAAAAATTAAAATTAATTGAAAGAATACCACAACCCACAGGGTGGAGAATTTTAGTTATGCCTTACATGGGCAAAGAAAAAACTGAAGGTGGTGTTTTTGTACCAGATCCTGTAAGAGAAAGAGAAGCACGAGCCACGGTTACAGCGTATGTAGCCAAGTTGGGTCCACTTGCTTATAAGGATGTCGATAAATTTGGAGAAGATGGAGCGTGGTGTAAAGAAGGCGACTGGGTTTGTATTGGTCGTTATGCTGGTTCTAGATTCCAAATTGAAGGGGGAGAAGTTAGAATAATCAATGACGATGAAGTCATTGCAACCATTGTCGATCCAGACGACATCAAATCATACGGAGCCTAGTATGCAAGAAGAAAAAGAAAAAGTAGAAGAAGTAGAAGAGGAGGGTCAAGAGATAGAGCTTCCAGAGGAAGCTTCTGAAGACGCACCTGCAATGGAAACTAAAGAAGAAGAAAAACCAGAAGAAGAGGTCAAGGAGTCAGAAAAAGAAGAAACTGATGAACTAGATAATTATTCTGATTCTGTTAAGAAAAGAATATCTAAACTAACCAGTAAGTTTAGAGAAGAAGAAAGACAAAGACAGGCAGCGATTGAATATGCTGAAGCTGTCAAAAAACAAAACGAAGAACTACAATCAAGATTAAGTAAGTTAGATACTACTTATGTTGGCGAGTTTGACACAAGAGTTCAGTCACAAAGTATAGCTGCAAAAGAGGCTTACAGAAAAGCTGTTGAAGATAATGACGTTGATGCCATGTACGAGGCACAGCAAAATATTTCTAGAATAGCTTTGGAAGAGGCTAGACTAAATCAAATAAAACAACAGAGAGAAGAACAGGCTAAAGCACAGGAAGCAAATGGTGCAGCACCTGCACCTGCACAACCATCTGCAACGCCTCCACCTCCTCCAAAACCAGACCCTAAAGCTGAAGAATGGGCACAAAAAAACACATGGTTTGGACAAGATCAGACTATGACTTATGCAGCTTTTGGGTTACATAAACAACTAATTGAGGAGGAGGGGTTTGACGCAACGTCAGATGAATACTATACTGAGTTAGATAACAGGATTAGGACTGAGTTTCCACATAAGTTTCAAGAGACTCAGAAGAAATCCTCAGGTCCCAGAGTCGCCTCTGCTGGGACAACGGCTTCAAAGTCGTCATCACCAAAGGGACGCAGAACAGTCAAATTGACTCCATCGCAGATTGCGATAGCGAAACGGTTGAATGTTCCGCTTGAAGAATATGCTAAATATGTAAAGGAGTAGAAAATGGCTATAGATAGAACAACACGAGAAAATAAAAGTCGTGCGAATACTACAAGGAGAAAAGCTTGGCAACCTCCAGCAAAGTTGGATGCACCTCCCCCTCCAGCAGGGTTTGAACATAGATGGATCAGAACCACCATTCGTGGTGAGGACGATAAATCAAATGTTTTTTCAAGAATGAGAGAGGGATGGGAACCAGTTAGGGCAGATGAATATGGTCCCGAAGCTGCAAAGTATCCAGTGATAGAAGAGGGAAAAAACAAAGGAATTATTGGTGTCGGTGGTTTAATGTTGGCACGAATACCCACAGAAACGGTACAAGAGAGAACTGAATATTTTCGGGATCAGACCCGCAATCAACTAAAAGCCGTGGATGAAAACTTGATGAGGGAACAACATCCCTCGATGCCCATCAGTGTTGATAGGCAAAGTCGTGTAACTTTCGGTGGGAAGGAAAAACCCTCCGAATAATTTTAGAAGGAGCAATAAATGGCTAATGCAAATGTAGCTTTCGGATTTAAGCCTGTTGGAAAACACGGTTCAAGTCCAGCGACTCAAGGTACGAGTCAATACTTTATTGCTAGTGATGCTTCTGCGATTTTTCAAGGTTCACCAGTAAAAGCTGAGTTGACTGGTGGAACTATTCAGATCGGATCTGCTTCTGGTAATGGAGATCAACTAGTTGGTGTCTTTGCTGGATGTGAATATGTGGATGCAACTACTGGCAAGTTAAAGTTTAGTAATACTTGGCCCGGTTCGGGATCAGCTAATACTAACTTTGATATCAAAGGGTTTGTGTATGACAATCCAGCACAGAGATTTATTATCGCAAGTGATGGAACAAACACTGACAGAGCAACTGCTAAAGCAGACATCTTTAAGACTGCTGATATAGCAAGTGGAGCGAGTGGTAATACTACAACTGGTATTTCTTCTGCTGTACTAGATATATCAACTGCTGAAGATACAGACACATCAAATGTGGTTATGATTTTAGGTATCCACGAAGATGTAACTAATGCTGACCACAGTGCTGCTGGTGTTTCATACATAGTGAAAATCAACAACCATGCGTTATTGTCTTCTGACGTTGACGCTACTGCATCTTAAGGAGGGTCTAATATGGCTATTTCAAGAGCACAACTCGCCAAAGAGTTAGAGCCTGGCTTGAACGCTCTCTTTGGTATGGAGTATAATAGGTATGAAGGTCAACATGCAGAGATCTACGATACAGAGTCATCAGACCGAGCTTTCGAAGAAGAAGTTATGTTGAGTGGTTTCGGAGCAGCACCTACTAAGCAAGAAGGTTCTGGTGTCACATTTGATGATGCAAACGAGGCTTACACTTCAAGGTATAACCATGAAACTGTCGCAATGGCGTTCTCAATAACAGAAGAAGCCGTAGAAGATAACCTCTACGATAAGCTATCTGCTCGTTATACGAGAGCACTTGCTAGATCAATGGCTCATACCAAACAAGTGAAAGCAGCGAATGTATTAAATAATGCGTTTACAGCTGGAGCAACTGCTGGTGGTGA